GACCTTCAGCATCGATATGTCCGATGTGACTATTTACATGAATGTTAAGCACAATCTTGGAGAGACGTTTGAGGACTCAGGATCAGGTGGCTTGGGTGGGCAGATTGTGTTGGGTGACACCGTTGATGGTGGTGCTGGTGACACCGTAGGTTACAACGTCAATGGCAATGATGTGCAAGGGTTTCCTTACACGTTTAGATTCACTGCTATCAAGCTGGATGTGTCAGTGATCGTCGCTGTTCCCGGTGTCGTTGATGTTGATTTCACTTTGTATCAAGGCTCTGCTGAATCGAGTCTCGATCACTCCGCTATCCTTCAGATTGGCTACGGCTCATTCAACGTGGAGAAAGCAATATCCACCGGCAAGAATGCTTGGATGGACGGCATCTATTACATCGCCAACACCGTGTCAGCAACGACAGGTTTTGCACTGAGCATCACAGGTGGCACATCACCCACACCAGAGACAACGCCTGATGTTGCGGCTGATGATCTTGCGGTTGGTGCTGCCATGGTCAACAACCCGAAGGGCACAGAGTTCGGGTTCTTCGCTCCCACTGAGTGGGGTGCCGTTGACTCAGCGACTTTCTTCACCGGCACTGATGAGCAGTGGTATTTCATTGGTGACAATCAGGGTGGACACACAGTCGGAGTAGGTCACTTCCCTTTCAGGCTGGTGGGTGATGATCTTAATACCAACTCATGGGTGCTGACTCGTGTGGTCATCGTCAACACTGGCACGACCGCATCATTCGATCTGTCACATGCCGACATGGACTTCGTGCAGATGGACGCTTGTTCGATCATTGATATGGGCGTGATCACCCTTGCAGTAGCCAATGATGTTGACAAGTTCTTTGTGGATACGGTGATGGTCAACTGCGCTCAGTTCGTTCCCAATGAGACCAACATGGATGACTGCACATTCAATGGGACGAGTGATGCGTCTGGTGCGATGTTGTTGGATGAGGTTCAGGACGGCACATCAGCGCTGACCGGGCTGACGTTCAACAGTGATGGCACAGGCTACGGCATCAGGATGGCACCGACTGGTGTGGGACCATTCGAGTATAACTTCGACAACTTCCAGAACAATGACTACGGTGCTGATGACACCAACGATTCATTCATACGCATAGCTCCGGCAGATAACGATGCCGACATCACCATCAACCTTCAGAACGGTGCTGGCACGGTCACGACTGATCAACGCACACCGTATGCAGGCACCGTGACCATCAACAACGCAGTGACACTCACCGTGGGTGGCGTGACTGAGGGTGCAGCAGTCAAGATCATCGCGAACGAGACAGCAGGCTCGATCACTGTTGGTGATGTGATCTTCGAGATACTGGCTGATGTGAATGGCGTAGCACAACTGACCACGTTCAACTATGAAGGTGCGTTCGGTGCTGGACTCGATGTCATCGTCAGGGCACGACAACAGGGACTGCCGAACTTCGGCATCAGTGAAGACAACGCAGTGTTCGTGGACGAGACCACGGAGTCGAATAGCTCAGCAACGAATGACATGAACCTGCTGGTGGACACCTCACCAGTGGCAGGTCAGGACTGGTTCTACTTCGGACATGCTGAGCAGTTCGGACGCATCAAGCTCAACATTGGTACTGCGATGGCTGGTGGCGCGTTACTCGACTTCGAGTATTGGAATGGCGCATGGGTCAACTTATCAGATGTAGTCGATGGCACAAGCGACTACACCAACACCGGGGAGAACACGATCTCGTGGACTATACCGGGTGACTGGGCAACGACATCAGTGGATGGCAATGGTCCGGTGCATTACGTCAGGATCGGTTATCTATCCGGCACTGTATCCACTGCGCCAAGAGGCAGGAAGGTCAAGCTCGATGTGACCCGTTACCTGCCCTTCGTGCAAGACAATGAAATCACATCAACTGGACTTTCTACCGTCGCGTCATGGGCTGTGGACTCAATAGCATCTTTTTAATTGGAGTAACGCAATGACTAACATCACCATTTTGGGGGGAGACTTTGAAATCCTCTTTGATGATGAGACGGTAGGTGGCAACGCAGTGGCTGGCATGAGAATGGTCAGGCGCACATCAGGTGCTGGCTCGACCGTCTACACATCCAACCAACTGTATTCTGCCGTCGCTGATGAGGCAGATGCGTTCGAGGCTATGGGCTTTAGAAACCCAATGCTGCCAGTCACACCGAATGCTTACACCATGGAGAACCAATACTTTCTCCCGCGTTCGTCCACTGAGTTTCTGAAGGAAGGAACGATCACGTGTGACTGGACCAACATCATCTTGCCAGACACCAACGGCAACGGTGTGATTCGTAAACCGTACACACCCAGCACGCCATTCGTGTCCGGTGACATCGGCAGGCAGGTCACTGAGTCAGCAGGTTCTGTTGACACCGGCACGTTGCTGGATTTTGAAGTGGAACCAGATGGTACTTCGGTGCTTTGGATCAGACCAGACGTATCGGGTGCGGGTGGTGACGAGTTCACCGAAACCACAGGCACGATCAGTGTCACTGGCGACGGTGGTACGGGATCAGGCGCACCGCTGACTGGCGAGACTAACGGCATCACCAAGTACACGGCGATCCAAGCAATCGGTAGTGTGCCGACAGCAACTGAGGTGTACATCGTTCAGGATCGCATCAAGCTGGCGAATGCAGCCGATGCTGGTGGGTTCCAGTTCTGGACCACTGATACAGCAGTCTCACTGGGCATCATCTCGGTATTGATCCGCACCAGAACAGCAGACGTTGATATTGCTGATGAGGATTTGGAAGTCTTCGCACGCAGGTACACATCGTTGTACGACAACTTCCGATTGAACGTCGAAGCAGGCGGCTTCTCAGCACTGCCGTTGGCATCTGCACCGGACATCAACAACACCACTGGCTATAGCGCGTTTACCGGATCAGCTGGTACAGGTCCGTTCTTGGTCGGTGAGATTGCTGATGAAGCAGTGTCGCTTGCGTCAGTGGTGATCACTGCGGTGGGTGGCACAACTGGTGATCCAGAGCTTGAGTATTACATCGTTGGAGATGTGACCATTGACATCTTTAGTTCGGGTGCGCAGACATTAACCAGTGCATCGGGTACGTGCCTTACAACCTCACCAGCACCGAATGTAGGTGGACCGACTGAAGCTGGTGCCGGTAACGGTGGCACAGTGACCGTGACCATTGGTCATGTGCTTGCTGATCACGATGGTTCAGGCATAACCGAACCATACTCGGTGACCGTTGACGCACAGGGTCCGGGTGGTAACGGTGTTGCTGTTGCCGATGTGTACGAGCGTATCAAGTTCATCACGCGGCGTGGTCAAGACAACTCGTTTTGGGACACCATCGTTTGTTCGATTCCGGGTGAGCAGTATCACGGTATCGAAGCACAGCTGTTCACTGACGGTGAGACAGGCACGTTCACTGAAGGCAACGACATCACAGGTCAACTTGGATACACGGCGAGAGTGCTGGGTAGTAATCCAACAGCAGCGGGTGAGGACACGGTGCAGAACTACATCACGATCACTGACCAGCAAACGACACTCGATACCATAGTCAATAATGATGTGCTGACGGACACAGATGGTGGCGACACCGTTGTTGCACAATTTGACGGTGCTGGTGGGACAATTCAGAACTTCCCATCGTCCAACAAGGCATCACCGTTCGGTACGTTCACCGGCACGCAGTTGTTCGGCAGTCGCGGCATCCTGTTCACAGGACAAGCGGATGCAGATGGGCAGGCATACACGCTCATCGATGACAACGGCAACCAGAGAGTCAGCCCGAACACGGTGACCTTCGCGGTTGAGAACACAGCAGAGTTCGACAGGGTGTTCGTTGCTCGTGATACAACTGTTGACGGCATCATCGACAAGGATCAGTTCGGTGGCATAGCGGCAGTTGCAATATCGCAAACGACACTCGTTGCGCAGGGCACAGTTGATACTGAGGTGCCGCCGATTGGTTACATCCGTGTCGTGGCAGTTGATGAGCAGCAGGAACATAAGTACGAGTACGACAGCAGGGTCACTGGTGCGGCAGGTACGTTCACGCTGCATCCAGTCACTCCGGGCACAACCACGGCAGGAACGACAGATACATTGCTCGAAGATTCGGGCGCTGACTTCGTGACTGACGCTGTTGTACCGGGAATGCTGATTCACTTCGCGACTGTTGGTGGCTCAACATGGGAAGTGGTGAGTCGGACTGACCTGAATACGCTGGTGATCAGCTTGCTTTACGGTGCTGGTGGTCTTGCGGATAACGGCGAAGCGTACACCATCAACGAGACCATTCAGGCATACGACACATCCGATAATTTCTACGACCTGATACTCGATACCGAAGCGGTCGGCGCGACAACCAGCAACACGTTCGTTCAATCAGGAAACTTTAACACTGTTGTGAATGTTCGACAGGGCAAGATCATCCTGCCGTTCACTCAAAATCAGGCAGTGAATGCAAGTGGCGCAACGGTGACCGTTGTACGACAGACCGACACCATCGCCACGTAATAGAGGAACAGGGGTATGGCACAGAAAAATATGTTTACGGCAGAAGTAGAGGCACTCGACTCAGGGCAGGGTTATTTGCTCAGGGGAACGCTTACCGTTAATGGAGCGCGAAATGAGATCAATGAGCATTTCGCTACTGAAGCGGCGGTGAGAACCCGGTTAGGCACCGGCTTTGATCTGTGGGCCGCTCAGGTGGACGCAGAATGAGTAAGGGAGTTGAAAGCATCCGTATCAAGGGGCAGCGTATTGAAGATATGCCTCTTGGTACGGGCAACGAGGCTAAGGCAGGACTGCCTGCTGCAATAGAAACTGAGCGCTTGAATAGCATCGCATTGATCAACGCGAGGTTTCCAACGCAGCGCATTGACTACTTGAACTCACGCATCAATGAGTGCAGGGAAAACAAGCAGCGCATGGACCGAACCATTGAGCAGCAGAACACCATGATCAGTGACTACAACGGTCACATCTCGATGTGTAAGCATCGCGACAAAGAGATCGAGAAGCTGATCGTGTCCGAGTTCAGTCAGGAAGAGCAGGACCAGAAAAGGAAGGTGCTGTTCAAGCAGTATCCACCGTACAACGTGGAGGCAATGAAGCAGCAGATCAAGCAGTGCATGGAAGCGATTATACGTTGCAACAACGTCAAGGATCAGGAAGACGCGAGCATCGCAGAGTTCAGTGGCGTTGTGGCGCTGTGTAAGCAGCGTGACAAAGAGCTGGCTCAATACGGAGCAGTGGCTGAAGGATAATGACTACTCGGACTGACGTAACTTACGACATCGCACGATCCCCACGGATCGCGACAGTCGCGAAGGCATCTGACGATATGATCATGCAGGATTACGTCGATACCACTCGTCCGTTCGAGTCATCCTTTGAAGCAATGTCACAACCGTTCCTGATGAGTGCGTCAGGTAAAGAAGACTTGGGTGCTGGTGTGTTCGTTGCCATCACGATTACCGAAGAAGACATGAAGCTGGCGTTCGAGCCTGAACTGATAGCGACATACATTGGTGACGTAACCACAGGCTCTGGTCCACCCGACATCAACGGTGAACTGTTGCTGACAGATATGAATGCACAGTTTGAGACTGATGGCGTGATGCGTGGCACGTTCTTAATCAATTACACGGACGAGTCAATCGCTGATGTGGTTGAGGTGTTGTCAGAGACGACGATGATAACGACCACGCTGATGAACGGCATGGATGATGAGTGGGACATCGGTGACGACTACCACGTTCATAATATTATCCAGAAGACTACGCGAGGCGGCAACTTGGTGGCAGTGGACAATGTTGACGTAACATTCCCTGCCATCTTGCCGACTGCGTTCACTCAGGTTGTGCAGCAATCGTCATCGTCCGGCACCATTCAGAATCTCGAAGGCATTGAAGCACAACTGGATACCATCGAGGCCCAGACCACAAACGCAGCACAAGGTGCAGCGGTGTGGGATGCACTGTTGTCTGCTCACAGTGTTACAGGATCATTCGGAGAGTTCGTCGTGCGCCGTCTATTGACGGTGGCGAAGTTCTTCGCGTTGCGCGTATGAATATGCCTGCTGAACAGATGGCGTTCGACCCAGCGATCAGGTGGACTCAGATTCAAGCTGAGAGCATGAAGCGTGACCTTAAACAGTTCCTTGCCGATGCGTGGCACGTTGTTGAACCCGGCAAGGAGTTCAAGGGCGGCTGGCACATCGATGCGATTTGTGAGCATCTCACATACGTGTCATTGGGCGACATTGACGACTTGGTGATCAACATCCCACCACGGCACTCAAAGTCAACTGTCGTGGCTGTCATGTGGCCTGCATGGGAGTGGCTATGGCAACCATCAACTCAATGGCTGTTCGCAACGTATGCCAGCGCCCTCACTATTCGCGACTCGGTGAAGTGCAGGCGCTTGATTCAATCACCGTGGTATCAGGAACGCTTCGGTGACTCGTTCCAGTTGAGTTCGGACCTGAACCAGAAGGGACGGTTCGACAACACGCACGCTGGTTACCGACTGGCGACATCAGTGGGCGGTACTGCAACTGGTGAGGGTGGCGACAGGATCGTGGTGGACGACGCGCACAACATGAAAGAGATCAACTCCGACACGGTGCGCACTGGTGTCATCGAATGGTGGCGCGATGTCATGTCCACACGTGGTAATGATCCAAAGAAACTGGGGCGCGTGATCATTGCACAACGTGGTCATCACCAAGACCTGCCGGGGTTCGTACTGGCATCAGGCAACTGGGTGCATCTCAATCTACCCGGTTACTTCGTACCTTCCAATCGCTGCATCACCAGAGCGAAGAAAGACTCGTTGCGCCTCATCCCAGCCAACGATGACCCAAGCATATTCACGTTCGGTGACCACATTGAGCCGCTGGTGAAGGATGAAGTCATCTTCACTGACCCACGCAAGAAAGAGAACGACCTGCTGACACCGGAACGCTTTGGTGCGGCTGAGATGCGCAAGCTGTCAATGGAACTGACAGAACGCGGCTTCGAGTCACAGATACAACAGAACCCGTCAGCTAAGGGCGGCAACATAATGAAAGAGCATCACTGGCGCGAGTGGGAAGAGCCAGAGTTGCCACATATTCAAATGGTTATTCAGTCCTACGACACGGCATTTGAGGAAGATGAAGAGTCTGACTTTAGTGCCCGTACCACGTGGGGTGTGTTCGAGTACGAAGAGCGACTCAACCCGAAGCTGCCATGGACTGCACAGTACAAGGGACAGACACGACTGTGCTTACTGCTGATGGAACGCATGAACAAACGCATGGAGTTTCCTGAGCTGCGTGATAACGCGATGGAGGCGGCGCAGTTATGGAAACCCGACAAGGTACTGATTGAAAAGAAAGCATCTGGGCACTCTCTGGCGCAGGAACTGCGGCGTGCTGGCTTACCGATTGCACGAATTAAGGTAACTGATTCTAAGTTCGTGCGAGCGCACGCCGCATCTCTTGTGCTTGAACGCGGTTGCGTGTTCTACGTGAAGCGCAAGTGGGCGCAAGAGGTGATCAGTCAGTGCGGTAACTACCCAGCTGACGATCACGACGACATGATGGATACCTGCACACAGGCAATGCTCTGGCTTCGTAAGAAGTGGAGTGCTGATTTCTTGGACGACGACGACGACAACGACAACCTGATGCGATACGTCAACAAACCTGTACGCATGTACGGTGGCGGCATTAGAGGGGCAATATAATGGCAGCACGAGTTCAAGACGCACCACGAGTACCAGAGATGCCGCTCGATGTAGAGCAGTTCAGCGGCATGGTGGGCGATGCACAGGTTCAGAGACGCGGCAACACAGCGACGGTGGACTTTAATCCGGGTGCTGCACGCATGTCACAAGATGACAGTGACGAGCATTCAGCCAACATCATGTACGACCTTGATGTGCGCGAACAGGGCGATCTTTGCAACACGATTATAGAGTGGGTGGAGGTTGACCTTGACTCCCGTAAGGACTGGGAACAACGAATGGAACAGGGCATGGAGTTGATGGGCCTGAATAACATTCCACTCGAAGAGCTGCCCTTTGATGGAGCAAGCGCTGTTACTTATCCGCTGATAGGGGAAGCGGTCGTACAGTTTCAGGCGCGTGCCATTGAAGAGGTGTTTCCATCTGAGGGTCCGGTCAAGGTCAAGATTGTCGGTGAGATGACAGAAGAGAAGACTGATCAGGCCGAGCGTGTCAAGAATCACATGAACTACCAAATTCTGGATCAGGACCGCAGTTACTTTTGGAACGTGGATCAGATGCTGTTCTACCTGCCACTGGGCGGCTCAGCATTCAAGAAGACCTACTTCGATCCAACCAGCGAGATGGTTGTCGGTCGCTTCGTCAAGTCACCTGATTTCATCGTGCCGTACATCGCAACTGACCTTGCATCCTCACCACGTTACACACACAGGATGTACAAGAACGAATCGGAAATGAAGAAGCTGTTCGCGTCAGGCTTCTGGGAAGAGATCGACCTACCGACACTCACACCGTACACCAGCGACTCATTGACTGATCCGCAACGTGAGCATCTGGATCGTGCAGATGATCGCACCGCTGATGTGCATACCGATGACAGCGTGTACACGGTGTTCGAGTGTCACTGCGACCTTGAGCTTGAGGCTGACCAAGAGAAGTATAATCGCTACGCACCGATGCCTTACATCGTGTCGATTGAATCTGAGACGCGCAAGGTATTATCGATCCGTCGCAACTGGAAGGAAGACGACCCACTATTCCTGAAGCGGATGTGGTTCACGCACTACCGCTACTTGCCGGGTATTGGCTTCTACGGCTTCGGTTTGCTGCACATGATCGGCAGCGTGGCTGAGGCAACGTCTGGTACGCTCCGCGCACTGCTCGACTCTGCTGCGTTTGCCAACATGCAGGGCGGCTACGTGTCAAACGACGCTAAGATGCAACCGGGTGACGAGCATATTCAACCGGGTGTGTACAAAGAAGTGAACATGTCAGCCGAAGAGCTGAACAAGGCATTCTACTCACCGAACTTTAAAGAGCCATCACAAGCACTTGCCAACCTGTTTCAGGTGTTAGTCGAGTCAGGCAAGGCATTCAGTGGCGCAACTGAAGTAATGACAGGTGAAGCATCCAACACTGGTCCGGTGGGCACGACAATCGCACTCATCGAACAGGGCAGCAAACCATTCAGCGCCATTCACCGACGCTTACACATGGCAGCTGCCGAAGAGTTTAAACTCAGAGCCGAACTCAATTATGAGTTCCTGCCGGACGAGTATCCATACCAAGTGGAGAATGCGGAAGGCGTAGTGTTGCGCCAAGACTATGACGGTCGTGTCGATGTCATTCCCATCTCTGACCCGAACATCTTCTCAACCACGCAACGTATCGCACAGGGTCAAGCGTTAGTACAGCTGGCAGCTGAGAACCCTGACATCTATAACAAGATGGGAGTGCATGAGCGCTTCATGCGTGCGATGCGTATCCCTGATTACGAAGAGTTGTTGCAGAAAGCTGAGCCACCAGTGCGCGAAGACCCTATACAGGAAAACATGAAGATGTTGCAGGGTCAGGGTGCCAAGGCATTCATGGATCAAGATCATGACGCACACATTACCGTGCATATGAATTTTGCCGAAGGGCTGAACGAGCTGGCGATGGAGCAGATGGGTCCGATGATGCAGTCGCACTTGGCTGAGCATTTCGCCATGAAGTATTTCAATGATATGAATCGACGCATGGGTGGACAGTTACCACCACCGGGATCGTTCTCGCCAGAGCAACCGCTTGATCCGCAAATGGAACTGCAAATTTCACAAGCAGCAGCACAGATACCGCAGCTTGAGATCATGCCGCCTGACGAAGAAGAGGATGACTTCGAGCGTGAGCAGGCACGTTTAGACAATGAGCATGAGCGCGAGCAGGATCGTAAGGATGATGCTGCACTGGCTGACATCGAGCGACAAGAGATGGCAGCGATGAGTAAGGAACAACGTGAAAACTTTATGGCATCACGTAAGCAGGTCAGAGAGGACCGTGCTAATGAGGCCAAGATAGAGAGAGAACGTAAGCTGGCAGCAGCAAAACCGAAACCGAAGGCACCGAGCAAATAATGTGGCGTCGGTGAAACCAAAAGAGGTGCGTGCTGCACGCGAGTTCCTGCGCAAGCGTGGAGTTCGTGGTGTATCACCCCGTAATTTTGCCCGTTCCGCTAATGAAACTGGCATCACGTACCAAGCACTGCTGGATGGTCTGGCAGGCGTGGCAAGGAGAGAGTTAGATGGCAACACAACTTAGAGCATTTTTAAACGATCTGGATCAAGT